TATCTTTTGCCGCATCCGCTTCCGCCGCAGCCTTGGCTTTGGCGTCTGCCAGAATTTTGTCGGCCTCCGCTTTTGCATCGGCCAGGATTTTTTCCGCCTGGGCGGTTGCGTCGGCCTGTGTCTGCTCCGTCTGGACGGTCTGCTCCTGTTCATCGGAAGCAGCTTCTTTCTTGGTGGTAGCCATAGGTATTCCTCCTGTCAGTAATAATTTGGAGAAGGGCGGCAGGATTGCGGTCCTGCCGCCCGGTTCTTAAGCAGCGGTGAAGGTGGAAGTGGTCTCGACGCGAATCATATACGGCTCAACCAGGCGTTCGGCAACCTTAGTTGCTTTCCAGCCAGCGGTCGCGCGCTGATTCAGCGGGTCGGCAGTACCAGCAGAGCCGAGCTGCTTGACGATGTGCTGGAGGCCGCCGCCGGAAATTTCCGTAACGCCGTAAGCGTCCGCGCCGACAATCAGCGTAGAGTACACGTCGCGGCCAGCCGCTCCGCCCTCGCCCGGATACACGACATCGCCATCGGCAGGAGAGCCGGAAACGGTTTCCTGCACGGTGATGGTCGCCGCGCCCGCTGCGCCTGTGGCAGAGGAGGCGATAGTGTAAAGCACGCCCTTGATAATGACCTTGCGCCCGGCCAGCGCGGTTGCTTCGCTGGCGGTGATGGCCTCGTCCACCGTGAAGGTCTTGGACGACACAGAGGCGACGGTCAGGTTGCGGGATGCAGCCGTCAGAGCGTCGCCATGGAATACCTTTGCCTCGCTGGTCTCCACGAAGCGGACGCCCTCAATGCGGCCAATCTCGCCCTCGTAGATGCCGTCCGGGTCGGAATAGGTCTTGACGTTCACCCACTTGGGGTCAGACATCAGGTCGTAAGAGCAATCCGGATGGATGATGCCCGCATAGTAACCGTTGATGCGGGGCGCGTTCATCACTTTCAGGAAGCGGACGGCGCGGCGAACGGCGTCAACGGACAGGTAGTGGTTGTTCGCAGCGGTGGCGTCTCCGCCAACCAGCGCGGCGCGGCTGGATACCTGGCCCTCCGCGTACTGCACGTTGGTGCCGCCGTTGATGACCTCACGGGTGATGGTGTCCAGCGTGCGGCCTGCCTGGCTGCCCAGCAGCTTAGTCGCCTGTACCAGGTTGTTGTCAATGGCAGTCAGCAGCAGGATGTCGGACAGCTCAATGAAGCCGCCGTACTGATGCACGGTCGCCGTGATAACGCCCATGGAGAGCTTCTGGCCGTTGGGGGTCACGCCCTCGGTGAGAGGGGTAAGCGCCTTGGGCAGCGGGTCGTACTTGCGGAATTCGATAGTCTTGCCCCCGTTTTTCGGGATGGGATGCTTCTGCGCAAACTGGTCATGCACCAGCTCCGGCTCCGCCATATCAATGAGATAGTCGGAGTAGAAGGTTTTCATCTCGTCGGACAGACTGCTGTCGCCGGTGATGTTGGTGTTGCCGTCGAACAGGTTCAGAAGGATGGGCAGCAGCAGAAACTTCTCCGCCGCCGCGCTTTTGGTTTTATACATGAAAATTCTCCTTTCCCTTGCAAGGGAGGAGACATCAGAGCTTGATTGTCTCTCCCCGCGCAACTCTGCGGATGACCTCCTCGCGGTCTTTCTTGGACCACTTGGACGGGTCGTCCTTCACTGTAAATGCGCTCTGGGAAGATGTGCCGTTTTCCTGCGGTCTCGCACCCTTGGCGCGGATGCCGTCCACGACTTGCTTTTCCGTTCGCTTGGCAGTCGTCTGGGCCACGCCCGCCTTGATGTCGTCCATGTGGATGACCTCATAAGCGTGCTGCACGGGTACGCCAGCTCGCAGCATCGAAAGGAACTGCGGATTTTTTGCCTCCGCGCTCAAATCGAATCCGGGGTACTGGGCCTTAACCTGTTCGGCTTCTCCGTACCACTTCTGGAGTTTCTGCTGCGCGTCCTGTTGCCTCTGACGCCTGCGCTGCTCGTCAAGCAAAGCCTGGTTTTCGCGCTGGAGCTTCTGGAACTGCTTGTACTGCTCCACGCTCATGCCCGCCTCCTCGGCGGCCTCGGACCAGTACGCATCGTCGTTTTCGATGGCAGCGGACAGCTTGGATATGTCCCCGTCCGCAATCTTGTACCGCTGCATCAGCATGTCAATGACAGGCTGATTACGGCTTACCTGCTGCTCCAGGTTTTTTGCCTCCCGGAAGCGCCGGTCGATGATGCGCTGTGTTTCCTCGGTGTAGACATCCTTGTACTCGCCGTTCACAAGCTCCTGGAAAGCCCTGCGCTTATCTTCCAGAGCGTCGGATGTGGTAGTCACACCCTCCTTGTTGTCACTCCCGGCGACGGAGGACTGCTGCTGTCCCGTACCGGAGCTGGAGCTGTCACCGCCAGCCGCCGCCGGGGTCTCCTGCTTTCCGAACAAGACATTTCCGAATTCGCCCGTGCTTTTTCCCCGGCGGGTGGAACCGGGGGCTGCCTGGGAACCGCCCTTTGCGCTGTCACCAGCCTGCCCGGAGGCCGCCGCCCCCGTGCCATCCCCGCCGCCTGTGGCAGCGCCGTCAAACAGCGAGAGGTTGATGTCCAGCAAATCCTTGCGTTTCATAAGATGCCTCCTTTGTCATCGCGGGTGTATCGCCCCCGTGCATCGGTCTCATACTTCACCAGGGCGGCAGTCAGAGTGTTTTCACTGGCTGCCGCCCATGGCAGGTGAAGCAGGAGGACAGCTTGAGCGTAGCATAAGCATTTTTCGATTGCGCCAGGGAAACCGAAAAATTTTTTATCCCGCGCTGAATTCCACCTTCAAGAGCTGCGGATATTGCTTTTCAATCTGCTGCAATCCGATGACCGCCATATCATAGGCGGCCTCCACGCGTTCGCCGCCGTAGCAATGCAGCAGAGCTTTTCCGCTGTTCGTTTCAAGGGCATAGGACGTCGCATACCCGTCCCGCGCCGCGTTCGTCAGGTATCCGGCCAGGGCATATACGATGCCGGATACCGCAGCGCACACCTGCTCGTTCCCGGTGGCGTGGCCCTCGGCGGAGAGGAGATAGCTGTCTCTGTCTTTTTCTGCGTAAATCCTTGTCATGCCACATCCTCCTACACTTTCGGCTTGGCTGCGTTACTGGTGGCTGCCATGCTCGGCTCGCTGCGGGAGGCCAGCTTTGTGCCGTAATCGGTCATCGGCGTTTGCGCCTCCATAATCCCGCTTGCAAGCCCGCTCCCGCCGCTCTTTGCCCCGCTTGCCGGAACTTGCCCGCCTGCGGTTGAGCCGCCGCCAGAGCCGCCGGAAGCGCCCGCAACGCCCATGTCCTTCCCGGTGAGCGTCTGGATGATAAGGGCCATCTGGTCGAGCTGTTGGGACATCTGCTGGCAGATGTTGAGGAGGGTCTGCCCCTGCTGTACCTGCTCGCGCACCTTGTCGATACCCTCGAAGTCCATCATCTCCAGTGCGCCCATTGCTTCCTGCGCCCGCTCCGGATTGAAGAACCCAAGCCCGTACAGCTCCTTTGCCCGCTCGTTCTGTTCCATGCGGGAGAAGGGGTTTTTCTTCTGTGCCTTGATTTTGATGTCGAAGATTGGCCGCCGGTAGAGAGGGGAGTAGCCGTTTTCCTGCTCCTGCCCAGGATAGGCGGGAGGCATGAGTTGGTCCTGAATGTCCGCGTTATTCATGTCGATAAACTGATAGCTGCCGGGCGCGTCGCCGGTAATGCGGAAGCTGCGCGTCTCGTCATAGAACTGCCGGATAAGCTCAATGCACATGGAGTTTATTTCTGTGTGCGAGCGGTAGGAGGCAGCAATCATGTCCCGGCTGGCCTTGTTTCCCGCCTCCTGGAGGGCCGCGATGGCCGCAGCAGCCGTCACGCCGGAGCCTGTGCTGCCGGAGTTGACGTCACGGTTGGCCGCCGTGTCCTTCATCTCCTCAATCTTCATCTGGGCGACGGTCACATAGATGTCGTCGAGCGGCTGCGTGATGATTTCCTTAAGCCTGCGGTCGTCCAATTCGCCCTCCACATGGACCAGCGGCTTGCTCCAGTCGAGAAATTCCTGCTCGTTGATGCCGGTGGAGTTGGACACAAAGAACCGCTTTTTGGTTGTCATCATGCTGTTTTCCAGAATATTTGCGGAGAGTTTGTCGATGTAGAGCTGCGGGTCCTTGGTGATGGCGACGTATCCGAAGCCGACGGGCATACCCTTCTCCGGAAAAAGCACATCCAGAACGACAGGGTATTTCCCATGGTCGTACCAGCCCCGCTCGCGGTACTGTGGGTCGTTCTCGCTGGCAAAAAGCAGCGTGTCGCCCACGAATTTTGCGTAGTGCAGCAGCGTCCTGCCGGAGGCGGAGCGGACCTTGTAGTACCAGTCCACCACCACGCTCTTTCCGGAGATGTCGATGGTGTCGTCATAGACGTACTGCTTCACGTCGATAACGCTGCCGCCCAGGTGCCCTTTGTGCTCCGGGTATTGCTGCTCCAGCAGGTCCTCGTCTACCAACTCTACAATGAACAGGTTGCGTGACTTCTGGATGTCCGTAACGCCCGGCTCCCAGAACAGTTTCAGCAGGTCAATCTCCCGGATGTCGATGTCTCCCAGTCCGTTTTCCTTCTCGTTGTTCCAGAACACTCCATAGGCCGCCGTGCCGTGTTTCAGCTTCTCCCACCAGTTGTCGGAGTAGGTCTGTTCGTAGTCGTTGTACTCCAGGATGACGGGCAGCACACTGGACAGGACCTTTGCGCTCTCCTGGTCGCTGCGCTCGCGGGGCAGCACAACTGGCTCCGGATAGTTGTCCATGGCGTCGGCGTGCTTGTTCAGGATGCTGTTGAACAGCCACGCGGACGTAGGCTCCGGGCCGCGCTCCGCCGGGTTGGTCGGCTGCTTTCCCCTGCGGATGGCCTCCCAGTGGCGCAGCTCCCACCAAAGCTCGTCATCCACGATGCGGCTCTCAAGATTTGCCTTGCCCTGCTTATAGCGGGTCAGCAGTTCGATTGCCTTGCCGATTTCCTCCTTGCCGATGCGCTTCTGGTCCGTGGGCGCGGTAAGCAGCATCGCGGCCATTTGGGGGTCGATGGTGTCGCTGCGCTGCGCGCCGGGCAGGCCGGTGGAAACGGGCATCTGCGCCCTTCCGGGCTGCCCGCTCTGCTGTAAACCCGCCTGCCGTTCCTCCTGCGGTTCTTTGCTCTTTCCGAAAATTGCCATAGCTTAGTACCTCCTGTAAAAGTCGTATTTGTCGTACTGCTGCTGTTCTTCCGCCAAGTCCAGCGGGTCGTATACCACCAGAGGGGGCGCTTTGTTCGGCCTCGGCGCGATGGGATTTTTCATGCAGACATAGCGCAGCTCGTCGTAGATGTGGTCCTCGCCGTCGGTGTCGATGTCCTCCACGTTGGTTTCGTCATAGACCAGGTTCGGCACGGTCCTGATGAAGTGCTTGCAAGTCGAGAACACATAGAGCATGGGAACGCCGTCATCTCCGAATGCAAGGCGATGGTGGACCTGCATCTTTCCGTCAATTCGGCTGTGGTCTCCCTTCTCGAAGTACACCCGCTCCCGTTCCATCAGAGCGCCGATGCTCTCGGTGCCGTCGCTGGCCCAGATAGCAGGGTCTCCGACGCCGTTTATGCGCTTGCCCTTGAGGTTCGGGTCCTCGGCCTCTATGCGCTTGATTTCACGCGCCACTCTGGCCGGTTCCCATTGCACGCCGGTATTCGGCGTCCCGGTGCAGCCGTACAGCTCCCGGATGCGGTACATCCGCCGCTCATGGTCCACGGCGTACCAGCCGCAGGAGAAGGGCTTGGAGTAGCCCCAGTCGAAGCTCCGCCAGATAGCCCAGGTCTCCGGAACCTTGAACGGGTCTATAACGTGCGTGTTCACGCGGTCCTTGTAGTGGTCGGAATCGTTGCGCCATTCCGTGAACACCTGTCCGGAGAATGTGTCCCAGTCCCCATACAGCAGGGCCTTACGCTCCTGCTCCGGCATGGAGGCCAGCTTTGTGAGGTAGTCCGGGTCGTTATCCAGCAGAATTTTGTTGTCGAACACGGACGACGGCACAAAGATGCGGGACTTCCAGCGCGTCTCCTCGTGCCCGTCGGGGAACCTGATTTTCACCTGCTCCCAGATGGTTTGCATGGGCTTGGCTGCCGTGATGAAGCGCTCCTTCACCCATCCATGGCCGATTCCGCCGGGGTTTGCCTGGGCGCGCATATAGCAGCGCGTTCCCGGCCCGTTGGGGCGGTTGCGGGAGAACAGGTAGCTGTACT